TGAGGCTAATGATAGTGATACTGATGAGGTAAGAATTAATTTTGGAGCTAAAATTATTTCTGGCAAGTCTCGTGCAGAGCTTACTGCAAGCACTCTTAAGATTCTTGTTGAGCTCACTAAATCAACTATGATTGGATTCTTCTTAGCCACAAATAGACACGATTTTTATTATGGTTATAATATTCTTAGTGATGATCTTAGAGCTTTCCATCCTGATGGATTTAATGGACTAGTTAAAGAATTTAATAGTGTTGGTGTTATGAACTTTAAAAAGTGTGGTGGTTATGATGATTATTTCATTGTTAAAGTTGGTAAAAAAGCTGATGATGAATTTGAAGTTAAACCTAATAAAAATGGTAATGATATTAAGATTAACGATGTTAAACGACAGTTCAGAAGTTTTTCAAAGTCTAACAAACAATCTAAGCAATTAGTTAATAAAATCACTGATGCTGTGGCTGCATAGTGTGTATAACCACCAACATCAATATATTATGTGTACACAGGACACGCTATCTCCAAAGGGATATAAAACCATATCTCTTTTTATTTCGCATTTAGTCTGACATCACTGTGAAACTATGGTATAATAGAACTATAAACAATAAAAAAGGAAGCAAAAAATGAATAAAAAATTAATAGAAAAACTACAAGAGAACTTCGCTGATCAGACTGAATTATCTCCTAAGCAAGTGATTGCTGCTGGTGCTGATGTTGGTATGACTCCAGGTGAAGTGTATAAAGAACTTAACGAATTTCCAAAGATTAGACGTGGTATATACGACATGGCTGGTGTAATGGTACCTTTCAAGACATCACAAAAGACTGCACCGGTTAAGAACATTGGTGTTTCATCAGTAAGCAACAATGAAGTATTTGTTCCAGAACGAGATAAAACCTTCGTTCAATGGGGTAACTTTTCAGATGTATTTAAAATTATTAAATCACAAATGTTCTATCCAACATTCATTACTGGTTTGTCCGGTAATGGTAAAACCTTCATGGTTGAACAAGCATGTGCTAAAGCTAACAGAGAATATGTAAGGGTTCAGATATCACCTGAGACTGATGAAGACGATTTGATTGGTGGCTTCAGATTGCTTAACGGTGAGACGGTGTTCCAAAAAGGTCCAGTGTTAAAAGCTATGGAAGCAGGTGCAATCCTTCTTATAGACGAGATTGATCGAGGTACTAACAAGATCATGTGCTTACAAGGTGTGTTAGAAGGCAAACCAGTTCTTGTTAAAAAGACCGGTGAGGTTGTAACACCTAAAGAAGGATTCAATGTATTAGCTACGGCAAACACTAAAGGTAAAGGTTCTGATGATGGAAGATTCACAGCAGCTACAATTCTGGATGAAGCATTCTTAGAACGATTCACTATCACTGTTGAACAGAGTTACCCAGCTCCTGCAGTTGAAAAGAAAATCATTGCAAAACACATGGAAAAATTTGAAAAGATTGATAATGAATTCAATGATTTACTTGTAGGTTGGGCAGACACGATCAGAAAGACTTTCGAAGATGGCGGTGTTGATGAGATTATCTCTACCCGCAGACTATGTCACATTGTTCAGACATTTTCAATCTTCGGAAAAAGAGACAAGGCAATTGCTTTATGTGTTAATCGATTTGATAATGATACTAAAGAAGCTTTCCTTGATCTTTACACAAAGGTTGATGCTACTGTGTCTGGTGTTGGTGAATATCCAAATGATACTTCAACCAGTGAGTTTGATGTTCCTTATGGTGAGTACAAAATTTAATTAAAAATAAACAGCAAAACGGTGTACTTTTGCAGCGTTTTGTGTTATAATAGAATCTATGGAAAATAAAATAAACTACAAATATCATGAAGATAAACTTTTAAACGAGTTTATTCTTTATATAAATAAAACGTATGATCAACACTATTCTAGTGACGATGGTACACAGTCAATGGATCTTATATCTGCGACTGGAAAAGGCCTAGACTTTTGTTTAGGTAACGTTATTAAATATGCTGCAAGGTATGGTAAAAAGGCTGGAGCTAATCGAGCTGACCTTATCAAGATCATGCATTATAGTTTATTAGCATTGAATGAGCACGATTTAAATAATGAAAAGGAGTAAGAAATGAAAAAAGAAACATATACAACAACAACCGGCCTCACTGGGGTTTTAATTAGAAATAGAGATGCATTCGTTAATGGTTATGCCGTAAAGAGATTTGGTGAAAACTGGAAAAATGCTATCTTAAATTCAGCTAGCGATATTAAAACATATACAACAGAACAGTTGGAGACACTATGAAATTAAATAATAGCACGGTCGAAGTCTTAAAGAACTTCGCCGCTATCAATAGCAATATTGTTATTGGTACAGAAGGATTTGTTAGAAGTGTTGCGATCGCTAAGAACGTAATGGCTAAAGCAAATATCACAGATGCATTCCCGTATAAGTTTGGTGTATATGATTTGCCAGAATTTTTAAGCTGTTATAGCTTATTCGATGATGCTGAATTGACATTCTCTGATACTCAGAAGTTTGTGACATTCTCAGATGGTATTCAATCAATTAAATACTTCTTCTCTGATGTAGAGAATTTAGTTACATCAGACAAAGATATTACTATGCCTGAGAGTGCACTCACTTTCACCATTACAGATAGCCAACTTGCTTCTATACGTAAAGCATCTGGTGCACTGAAAGCTAATGACATGGTAATCACCAAGAATACTGAAGGTGGTTTATGGACAAAGTTAACTGTAACTGATCGTGATAATCCAACTTCAAACGAATTTAGTATCAATATTGCCAATTGCTCTATTGATACTGAAGAGAACTTTGAGTTTGTTTTTAATATAAACAACTTTAAGTTTAATCAAGCTGATGAATATAAATTCGAAGTAGCTTCGAAAATGATATCAAAGGTAACTACAGACAATGTTGACTATTGGTTAGCATTAGAAAAATCATCTAAAATCGGAGTATAACATGAGTGAAGTAGAACAAGAAATCCCAAATGTTGGCTTAGCCGATATCAAAGCAGTTATTCAAATCATCGATATCGTGTCAAAGCGTGGAGCATTTGAAGGTCCTGAATTAGCTGAAGTTGGTGCTATTAGAAATAAGTTAGAATTGTTTTTAAAATATACTGTAGCTAAACAACAAACCGAATCGTTAGAAGAAGAAGACGAACTTAAGTCGGATGATGGTTGGCAAGACGCATCAACTAAAGAAGGTTAAGTAGCACCCGCCCCTTTAGCTCAGTTGGTTAGAGCATCCGACTCATAATCGGCAGGTCTACTGTTCAAGTCAGTGCACGTGCACCAAATTAAATTATAGGACTTATATTATGTTAGAAAGTGATAAGAAAGATGTAAAGAAAGTAATGCAAGATGTTATTGATTCAATGATTCGTATTGATGCTGAACGTGAATTCATTAAAGAGACAGTGAACGTGTTAGCCGAGAAACATGACATCAATAAAGCAGTACTTAAAAAGGTTGCTAATATTATGCATAAAGCCAA